TACGTTCCCTGCGTTGTCTTCTTTAGGTGCACTTGCTTTTCCGCCTTTTTCTTCAGCTGATCCGCCAGCAATGTTACCTGCTGTTCCACCCATGTCATTTTTACCAGCAACTGGTGATTTAGTGCCGTCTGTTCCAGTATCGCCCATTTTAGGTGTTACTTTCTCTACGTACTCTCTCATTTGCTCTCCAGCAGTTTTAGTGCCTTCGAAAGCTGGTGCTTCGTCTTCTACGCTAAGTTCGGGAGCGACATCAAATGCCTCTTCCTTGTCTTCATCACCTTCGTCATCCATGTCCATGTCAGCGGCATCTTCGTCGCCTTCATCGTCACCTTTGTCGCCAGCCATCATTTTTTCAAATTCAGCTTTTAGGTCATCAAGAGCATCTTCTAGATCAACTACACGGTCTTCGATTTCTTCTTCATCGTCACCGCCCATGTCGTCCATATCACCTTCGTCGCTGTCTGCTTTGATGTCTGCCATCATATCGTCAGCCGCGTCGCCACCCATTGGGTCAGCTTCTGGTGTAATTTCTCCGAAATTTTCGTCAACTTCTTCGTCTGATGCTTCATCTACTTCTTCATCAGAGGCTTCGTCAACTTCTTCGTCTGTTGCTTCGTTAGTCTCTTCGTCGTCTGAAGACTCATCTACTTCTTCATCTGTAGCTTCATCTACTTCTTCGTCTTTTGACGCTTCATCTACTTCTTCGTCTTTTGCTTCGTCGACTTCAAGATCTTCTAAATCATTTTCTAGCATCTTTTCATAGATACCACGTGACTTCTCAATTACAAATTCGTGGAACAGTTCATCTGCGCCAGCACGATCGTTATTGACAAGTTTTTCGAGCATTTGGTCTAATTTATTGTCTGCCATTGTTTTCTCCTATAGTTTTAATTAAGTTGTAAGGCTGTCTAGTATTATTTACACTATGATTTAAAAATACACGGATAACGGCGTCAAAACGAGCTCGTTTTGTCACAAACCGTCTAAAAATCATAATATCTTTTAAACTCACTGACTGTTATGTGAGATAAATTCGTACATTTCTTTAACTGTTTAGGTACAAAGTCATCATTGTCTGCTACTATTCTTATAAAGCGTTTACCTTGATGAGCATCGCACGTTGAAGCTGTTTGTCTCTCCCAATTACCAAAATATGTTGCAGGATCACCTTGTTTCTTATAATTGTGCGTACCTGCGTACAAGTTATTTACCTTAGATCTATTCCCATGTTGGTCTATTTCGCCTTGAAAATCGAATCCTAGTATATAAATTGTGTCATGTGCATGTGTACTTGCTAGCCATAATGCTGTAGGACCACTACTCCAGCCTTTACTAGGCTGAAAATATCTAAATCCTTGCATGCCATTATACTGCTTATTTGGATTTGTCCAGACTTCATGTTCCATTTGCCATTTTTGTTGATTTATTTCAAGAATCATCTTTACATCGACAGCAACTAAGTAGTCAGGTTCGAAGTGTCTGAACATTGCATTACATGCATAAATCTTTCCGTAATTTTTAAGGGGATATAAGTCTATGTCTTTACGACTCGTGCCATTACCTATAACAAAAGCTACAGTCATTTAGAAAAATCCTATACTTGAGGTTGTGCTTGAATACCGTACATTTGACGTACGAAATCTAGTTCTTTTACTTTTTCTTCTTGATGTAATTCAGATGCCTTGCGAGCTTTGTTTATTTGACGTAATGTTAATCTTGTCTTACGGGTATCATCACGATTTACAATGCTTTTGTCATCTGTTGCATCATAACGCTTGTCCTCAATAGGATCAATAGTTTCTTTGTCAAAATAAAATAATTCTCTAAGTATCATGTTAGTATTTATGCCTCCGGCGTCTCTCCACCTGTTGATGATGCTCCTGCAGGATCTGATGTAGTTACAGAATCTACTCCTTCAGTTTCTCCTGTTGCAAATCCTTCTTCACCTTCTGGTGCTACATCTGCTTCTGCACCTAAGTCAGCTTCAATGCCTGCTCCACTTATTCCAGCACCACGCATTTCTGCACTAGCATCTGTTGGTGGTTGGCCTAAAGTTTCGTCGTTTTCTTCTCTCCAATAGCGTTCGTTTTCTGCTACTTCTGAATCACTCATTCCTAAGAAACGTTTCATTGCATATCTATTACTGATAAATGGAATAGCTTGTATCTGTGCAAAAGTACCAATACGTTGATTATCTAATTCACTTTGTCTATAACTTGCAAAGTTTTGTGGTGGTTGAAATAATAAGTCAAACATTGCAATATCAACATTAATACCTTTTTCTATTAGATATCTTTTAAACTCTTGGTTGAATATTTCAGCAACTAAATTTTGTAAACGTTCGCAATACTTATTAAAGCGTAGTTCTTGTATATATGCAGTACCTACTCTGCCGTCATTAAATGAACTTTGACCTTCATCTTGTGCCGCGGCTGGCAAGTATGAACTTGGAATACGTAAACCTCTTACTAGTTTGTTTGTAAAGTATTTCAAGTCATCAATCTCACCTAAGTTAGTACCACCAGGTAGTGTTTCAACTTTAGATCCACGTCCTTCTGCTGTTTGCGGAAAGAAATAATCTTCGTTAGTTGATAATGGATTGTAAGCACTATCAATAACACTTGTGCCACCACCTGTTTTACTAGGAATACGTCTTTGGTGTATTTCTGTTTTTACTCGCTCAACAAATTGCATAGCTAAGTGACTTGGCATGTTACCAACATCAACATAAAATACTCTACGCTCTGGAGCTCTTTGTGTTCTGTAAATAATAATAGCGTCTTCAAGTAATTCTTTTTGCTTGTATACTTTAAATATACCTTCTAATAGTGAATTACCAAAAGGTGCATTGTTGTCTAAGCCTTCACTTAAACTTAAATGTACCATGTGTTCTGCACTAATAGCATGTTCTTTAGTTTTATCATGTCCGAAACGTCCTGAGCTTGAACCAGACGTTTGTGTATTCCCAACCATACCACGAACACCGCCAGTTAAGTAGCCATCGCCACCGCCTGTTGCATTACCGTTTGTAGTATAAGGTGTTGTTGCAACACTGTCTACAAAATTTAAATTAATATCTTTTACAATATATTGTTCTGGCTTTTTACCTTCAGATTCATTAACAATAATACTTGAAACTTTTGCAGGATCAACATGATGCCATTTTTTTGTTTCTGGATCTCTTATAAAGAAACTGTCACCAAACTTAAAAACGTTACGCACAATTTTGAACATGCGTGTACCAAAGTCATTTAATTTAGTCCATTGCTGTAAGTATTGCTCTAAAACTTTTACTTCAGAATTAGTAGCCATCTTTTTAAAGTCTATACTAAAACTTGTTTTGTTAATAGGATTTTGTTGCGAACAAAATTCAGCTAGGATATCAAGTGCGGCATTTACCTCACTATCTTGATCCATTACATTATATTGTCCGTAACGCTCTACTCTATTAGGAGCGCCTGTGTAAACATCAGGAAGAAAACTTGAATAATTTGTTCTTGCTGGTCCTGGCTGTGAGCCTGAACCTGCACTAAGCGGACTTCTAGAGCCTGCTTCTCCTTCGACTGGTGTAAAATATCTTTTCCAACTCATATTGTGTTCCTTATCCAGCCATTATGTTGCCGTTAAGATTTTTTACGGCTGTTGTATTCTTTTTAGTTAAATCAATGAGCTGTTGCATGCTAGTATTTAACATCGCAAGCTGATTATCTGAATCTGAAGTGGATTTATCTAAGTTGGCCAATTTTTGTTTTTCTGCTTCTGTCTTAGCAACAGTTTCTTCTGCTTTCGCTACTTCTTCTGCTTTTGGATTTTCAGCTGTAGTTGTTTTTTTATTATCCTTAGTATCAGCTAAAGCTACTTCGTCAGTATCATTTCCTATACCTAATTTCTCTCTTGCCCAATTACCTAATTTGTTATCAGGTAAAAATCCTCCAATTTTCTTTTTTATAGCTGTCCAAGAGAATGTATCGCCAATCCATTCTACCGCTTTAGTAACCATGTTTTTTATACCTTGTCCAATTTCGCTTGTAGGCTCCCAAGCATCCCAGCCTGCTTTTATATCATCCCAGCTAATCAGATTTACAATTCCTGCAATAATTAGTTTTACCGCAGTCATCATCAAACCTCCAGGACTTAACAATAATAATGCGTTAGTAAGTGTTTTCACAATAGTCTCAGGATCAGTCATCCAAGCAATAACACTGTCCATTAAGCCGCTAGCCATAGATTTTACACCATCGACTATATCTTGCTTTAATTGTTTTCTGCCATCTTCGGTAGATAAATTTGTAAGATATTTAAATGCTTTTTTAGCGGCTGGTAATGCTGTGAGTTCAAACCAGTCTAAGAAACTTTTAATTCCCGTAGTTCCTGTTTCACCTTCTACTGTAAACCAATCATATATACTTTTTAAACTTGGCAAAATATTTTCATTGAAGTACTTTGTAGCAGTGTCAAACATTGTGTTTGCTTCCTCTGCACTTGGAACAAATTTTGAAATCGCATCAGTAATTTTCTCAAATATTCCGCTGTCTATTAATGCTAATTTAATTTTGTCTCTAATGTTTTGTATTGTCTGTTCAAACCCTGTAAGTTTTTTAGTCATCTCATCTTGTCTAGCTTTTTCTTTTTTAATCGACTCTAAATCTGCTTCTGTAACTTTTCTTAGTCCTGCACTTGCTTCTACTACACCAGCCATAATAGTATTACTACGTTTTAAAGACTGTTGTTGTTCAACGCTTAATGTATCAACATAAGCTGTAGTCTCTGCAGATACCTTTGCTAAAAATGCATTTTTATCTTCTAATGACATTTCTCCAAATTTATCTGCGCCATCTTGGAAAGTTTTAGATACTTGCAAGAATCCTTTAGTAACATCATCATGCGGAATACCGTCTACCATATCTAAAATAGATTGTTGTAAAGCATCTGTACCTGCAGGTAGTGACGCTAGTGAAGCCGCAAATTCTTCGCCATACATTTGTACAGCTCTTTGCATATCAGCATCGCTCATCATATCTTTAACTTGTTGTGCAATTAGATCTCTGTGTTTACCTGTCATTCTAGATAAGCTATCTAGTGTGTCTGAATATTGCATAGAACCTTGTATCAATTGATTTGTTGTCAAATTTTGTCTTGTACCTGCCATCTGTGTAATTTCAGAGAAAGCTATCATATTTTCATTTAATTCACCAGCAGTAAAACCTAGGTTCATTAGGTTAATACCCATTTGACTTTGTCTCATTCTTTTCGACATGTCAGCAAATAGTCTAGCACCATTTTGTGTAGTTGACCCAAAACGTTTTAATTCTTCTGAATTTTCACGTACCATACTTAGAAATTCAGCTTGTGGCATAGCCGCTTGCGCCGCTACTCTTGATATATCAATTATACTATTTCCAAAGCCTGCTCCTGCTTGGCTTAATTCTCTAAACTGATCTATTTGATTATCTAACAGTTGCGTAAATGTACTTAAAAAAGGTATAGGAAGATGTTGTGCAAAATCTGTAAGTCTATTTCCTCCAACAAGTAATTCCTTGCCTAAATTTAGGAATGATCCAACAGAAGCCATTACAGTAGACGCTAATAGATTAAATGCTCCTCCAAGCACTTTTCCTGCTATATTTGCTAGTATGCCTAAACCTGTATAGGATTTTTTAGTGTTTTTTGTTAAAAGTTCTTGTGCTTTAGACGCAGGATTACTCGAACCTCCTCCTCCACCGCTATTTGCTTTTCTATCAAAAGCACTATTTCCGACGTTCAGTGTCTTTAAAATTTCCAGTAAGGTACGTTCACTAGCCGCATTTTGGGCAGTTACCTCTCCTATACCTGGAATATCAATTTTTACAACGGCCATTATTAAGTACTCATATAATGCATAGCTATAAATAATAGTGCTATGCTACAATAGTATTTAGCAGGAGAAATAAACATGGTAGATAATAATATGCCTACTCAGGAGCAAATGAAACAAATGCAAGAGCAAATGGCTCAGATGCAAGGAGCAGGTCAGCAACAACAAGCACAACCTAGTGGAGTGCCGATAGTACAACCTAAGGGAAATCCGCTTGTTAAACACTTACGACAACCTAAAATCTACATCAAATTGCCTAGTGAAGGAAATTATTGGGCTGGTAAAAGTTTAGAAAAAACTGAAACTGGCGAATATCCTGTATATGCAATGACAGCCAAAGACGAAATTACATTTAAAACGCCTGATGCGTTATTAAATGGACAAGCAACTGTTGATGTTATTCAAAGTTGTATACCAAACGTCAAAGACGCTTGGAAAATGCCTTCTATTGATACAGATGCAATTTTAATTGCAATTAGAATGGCTAGTTTTGGAAACTCAATTGACATGAGTGCTACAGTTCCTAATACTGAACCACCTGTAACTAAAGACTTTGCT